GTTAAAGCAGTCAAGTCTGAAGCTATACTAGAATCTGCATTAGAACGTGCTGTACTTTCGCTAGTAATAGCGGCAGTGTTTCCACTAACCGTAGTTGCCAGAGATGTAATGTCACTAGCAAGGGAAGTGTCTGCTGTAGTTCTTGCGGTAGTCTCTGCTACCACAGCCGCAGCATTTGTCCCGACTGTAGCAGTCAACGCTGTAATGTCGGATGCCAAAGAAGTATCTGCTGTTGTTCTGGCAGAAGACTCTGAAGATATTGCAGCAGCATTATTACCTACTGTTGTAGTCAAGGCAGTAATATCTGAAGCTAAAGAAGTATCTGCCGTTGTTCTAGCTGTTGTCTCTGCTGATACAGCCGCAGTGTTATTGCCGACTGTAGTAGTTAGAGCCGTTATGTCAGAAGCTAAAGAAGTATCTGCTGTTGTTCTAGCTGTAGTTTCTGCCAATACAGCAGCAGTGTTATTCCCTACTGTGGTAGTCAAAGCAGTAATATCTGAAGCTAAAGAAGTATCTGCATTAGTTCTAGCTGTGGATTCTGTAACTATGGCTGCTGCATTTGTACCAACTGTCGCAGTAAGCGCAGTAATGTCAGACGCTAAAGAAGTATCGGCAGTAGCTCTTGCTGTTTGTTCGCTACTAATAGCTGAAGTATTCCCACTGACCGTAGCAGTCAAAGCGGTTACTGTGTTAGAGATAGCAGTATCTTGGGTAGCTCTGACACTGGACTCTGTTGCAATAGCTGCCGCATTGACTTGGGTAGCATTGTTTCCTGCGGCATTATTTACAGTAGCAATCATGTTGTTGACTTGCGTACTTAAGGCACTAATGTCATTAGTTCTTGCGGTAGTCTCTGCCGATATAGAAGCTGCATTAGCTCCTGTAGACGCTTGTATAGCAGATAGTCTAGTACCTAAAGATTCTGTGGCACTTACTTTTGCTGTTGTTGTGTCTAGTACAAACGCATCTCCTGCACCATTGGTTGCCCCAAGGAGCGATAGAGTTGTCGTTATTGCAGTGTCCCCTGCGATTCTCTGGCTAGATTCATTAGTAAACAGAGTCTCTAAACCAGTACCAGAAAACGACCCTGCAAGAATGTCAGTAATAGCAGAGGCTCTAGCAGTAGATTCAGCAAGGATATCAGTAGCTAATCCATTAGTAATAGAAGTAGCCGATGTCGCATTAGCTGCAATTGTTGCCGCATTAGCTGAGATTGTTGTCGTTAGGCCATTAGCGGTAGATAAGATGTCAGCCGCAAGGGAATCAGTAACAGTAGTGGCACTTGCAGCATTAGCCGCGATAGTGGCAGCAAGACCATTAGTGACTGAGGTTGCACTAGTAGCATTATCAGTAATAGACGTAGCTAGGCCATCAGTGACTGAAGTTATATTGGCTGCATTGGCTGTTATGGTTGCAGCTAGGCCATCAGTGACTGAGGTTATACTAGCAGCATTGTCTGTGATAGTGGTTGCTAGGCCATCAGTGACTGCGGTAATCGTAGCAGCACTGGCTACGATGGCCGCTGCTGAAGTTGCTTCGCTAGTTGCTATAGCCGCTGCTGAAGTTGCTTCGCTAGTTGCTATGGCCGCTGCTGAAGTTGCTTCGCTAGTTGCTATGGCTGCTGTGGTATTAGCATTGACATCAGTGCCACCACTCTCTGCTAGTGTATTAGTAGTGTCAGCCGCTTCTTTCTGAGTGAGTAGCGCATTCTCAATACGTTGAAGTTCATCGTCTAAGTATCTTGCATCGGGTGTCGTAGGTAACCCGATTCTTTTAGACTTTTTTAGTACAGGTTTAACGTGTCTCTTGTAACCAAGTATAGGTAGCTGCGCCATTCACTACCTCCTACCAGTTGTGAGTACATCTGCGTCAAAGCCTAAGAAACTAAAGTCCTTTGTGTCTACTACCGACATCTTGTATGACAAGTAGCGACCAGAGGCTCTAGTATCTATTTTGTAATCTGTAGCACCATCAAAGGTAGTATCAGAGCCAAACGTAGGGGTATCTCCTAAGAGGTCAGAAGAACCAAAGGTAAACACAAACTGCTTGTTAGAGTTCTGGGTGTCTACTTGGGGGACTATCTTTGATATCACTTTGTAGCCACTCAGAGGAGACATCTCATCTAAATCTATACCGACTCTTTCGACAAGGGGACTCTTGTTAGCCGTAGTATCCAAAGGAAACGATAGGCTTCCTGAGTCACTTAAGTCCAATCCAAAGAGCTTGTCTGAGGCTAATCCATCTGTACTAGAGGACTCACCTACAAAGAGACTATGGTAGTCATAGCCTGCTTCTTGGGTGTGGTAGCTACCACCTAAATCGTATGTAGACGTAGTGGTCGCATAGGTAGCCGTAGAGCTAACTGTACCTACGGTAGAGCTAGAGACATTCGGTAAATCCATGAATGACCACGTTTGGCTCTTGTAGTTAAATACAGCCGCCCTGTTACATCGGTCACCATTAGTGTATTCAGCCATATCGTCACCCGATACATAGCAGAACATTACTTCATCTAACTCAGGATTATGGTGTACAAAGCATCTATCATTTTTGGCTGTGTTTAAGCCACCAAAGATATAAGTCTTAACTCTCTCATCACAGATAGACTGCCGAGTGTGTGTGTCATGGATATAGATATCATCGTGGTCAAAGACATAGTGTGCGCCCTCAACCTCTGCAATACAGTTCTGGTTGATAACACCACAGTCACTAAAGAGTTTTCTGAAGTTGTGTATGAACGTACCACCCACAAACTCCATAAGCCACACTTGGTCTTTAGAGTAGATAATAAAGTTAGTACCCAAAGTCATGCCGTCAACAATAGCTGTCTTCATTTGAACTATGTCATTAAAGCCTGCTGACTTAGTAGTGTCTGAGGCATCCCAAGAATCTGGCACTGAGTTAGCCAAAGCTAAGTTACTGTAGCGTACTCTGGAAGGGTAGCTTGTACTACCTTCCGTTGTATTCAACGCTATCAAGAAGTCGCCATAGGCTCTTAGGGATGCTGTACGCCAAGTGCTATCCCAGTTGGGGAGAGTAGCAAAGGATGTACCACCGTTAGCCATGTACACAGGTACTTTGTCTACACGGTTAATGTAGGCTATATCAGCCAGATTAGTACCAGTGAATGGGGTAGGTCTAGATGCTGTGGTCGATAGAACCCCGATCCTAGTAACGATGTTACCATTGGCGTATGCCTTGATATCAAAGGTATCTGAGACTATAGCTATAGAGGCAAAACTACCACTAGCATTAGATGGAATAGCATAGGTAAATCTAGGGCTAAACCCAAGAGACTCTTTAATCTTACGGAACACTGGTGACCGCCCTACCTTACCCTCATCAAACCTGACGTTCTTAGCTTTAGTAAACGCATTGATCGGGAGAGACGCAGGGCGTATGTCTGTGACTACGCCAATGCTACCTACATCTCTAACTGGTAGAAGCTGTCCCATATAATGTGTTCCTTATGTTATACATTGTTTCTTAAGCTGTACGTTTCCACATGTAGACAACGACATAGGGCTGTAGGTTGTTGTGCGCCCCACCACCCCCAGTAGCCGCTGTAGTACCGGAGGCACTAGCAGCCAATTCTCCACCACCTGTACGGTTGTTAGAGCCAGAAATGGTTTGGAACGCAGTAAATGTATGAGTGTGACTAGGTATCTCAGCAACAGACAATGTGTGAGTCTTAGCACCCCCTAGTAATACAGAGCTACCATCTCCAGAAGGAGCAACAAAGTCAGTATCTGGTTCAGCCGCATCATCATGGCCTACCATTACTCTACCTTGTCCAAAGGATACCCAAGTACCACCAAAGACTGTCGCAGGACTACCACTAGTTATTGCTGTGTAGATAGCCCCTACCGGATAGATAGAGTCAAGGGCTGCTGACTTCACTAAGTCCCATACCTCTACAGCAGTGATACCTGTCGCTAGGCTAGGGGTAACCTCACCTCCACTATCTGTGGCGGTAGTAATCGCAGGAGTAGAGACACCTATGAGTGTCTTGAGTTTGTCTGCTGTGACTCCTGCCCCTGTGTTTAAACTAGGGTTAGAGCCGTCTGAGGTTATAGCCGACACAGGTTCAGCTACCTTAGTATTAATAGCTGTATGGGTAGCCGTAACAGCCCCAGTGACACTAGGGAATGTGGCTTTAACTGTAGCCTTAATTAGTCTTAGGTGTTCATCTGCTTGCGATAGTGCATCTGTAGCCGCAGGGTTAGCCGCATCTAGACTATCGATGTAAGTGCCTGTTTCTAAGCCCATAAGTTATTACTCTTTGTTAAGTGTTATCCAAAGTTCATGCGTGAGGAAAGCTAATCGTATATGCCGTATCTCACCGTAAGCGCCTACCGACAGCTCAAACTCTGGAAGTAAATGAAAGTAGCCGAATGACTTAAAGTCGTTCTTTAGTGTAAATCTCAAGGTTGGCTCTCCTCTAAAGAAGGTCGAACAATAACAACAACAACAAGGGGTTTAACGCTATTTTTGAAGCCATTAGCCATTTAACCCCATGCCCCATTGGAAAATACCTAGGGACTCCTGATATAAACCATTAACTCTATAGATATCAATGGCTTACATCACCAGAACATCAATCGGATATCTTATCCGTTGCGCTATCATCAGTTAGCATTGGTTATTCTTAAGACATTAGGAAAATTTATTGTGATAAGGCTATATGTGTTCAATACAAATGG